TCCAAGCCTCATACTGTTGACGTTTTTTTCTTTCAGCCTGTAAAGCACTCAGAGGAACCATTTTCTCTTCATGCTCTTCTTTCTCTTGTGTTTCCTGTTCCTGAACGGACTCTTGAACCTCGGAGACAGGCTCTTCTACTTCTGTTTCTTCACTCATGTTTTACTCCCGTTTTCTGCCAATACTCTGACAGTGAGATGCGCCTTTAAAGCTAGGCGATTCTTATTGTTTTGTTTATCGTAGGAAAGCGCAGTTCATTTCCGCTCTGTAACCACAGCAGTGTCTTGACACCACGGCGGTTGTCAACTTCATATACGAATGAGTCCGTTACAATGCCGGGCTTTTCCGCACAGGCCTGAAGGAACGTTCTGCCTACCTTTCCATGTTTCTCTTTAGGAAATTTGACTTTTCCCAAAATCCAGTACTTATCTTTAGAGGCATTTTCATTCAGGATCTTTTCCATCTCCTGATTGAAATGCTTCCTCAGCCCTTCTTTTGCATCATTATGTTCCTGCATTTTTTTACGCAGCATTTCATCTTGAGGCAAAATTAGCACGGCTGTCCTCGTAGGTTTTCTTTACGAGCTTGTTCGTTTTTCAGCATCATAACCTTAGAGTGATCTGGGTTTCTTCCGTATCCGGCAGACGAGCTAGAGATGGATGAACCTTTTTTCGGAACACTCATAGGGTTTGATTTGTGTGAATATTCACCGAAGGCTTTGCTTCCTGCGCTTCCGCTTGGAGGCTTGTAACCACCAGTGTATCCTTTCATGTAGGGCATCATATCAGCCATTTTCACAACTCCTTACATTTGTGGTTGTGGGGTGTTTTCTTGTGGAAGTGGAAGGTCTCCAGTCTTCTCAAGTTCTTTCGCTTTGGTGATGTCTTCTTGTAGGGTCTGTTCTGTTTCTGCGGATTTAACCTTATAAAGATCAGCAGCCAACTTAATGACATCAACCATGCGTCTACGGTCCATATCTTCCATTTCAGCGACGGCTTGTACATTTTCCAGTAGTGCTTTTGCGTAGTTTTGTTCGGATTCAGATATTCTTTCGCGTGCCAGACCGATATCAGCAAGTACACGTGCACGTCTTTCTTGTGCGAGTGCAATATTCTCTTCTTTCTGGCTGAGTGCAAGCTGTCTTTGGATACTTGTATCTTGTTCTTCTTGCATTTGTGCAATTTCTTGCTGTTCGCGCTGTTTCTGCATAATTTCCATGAGGCGTGTTTTGCCTTGGAGAGGTGCAGCCCTGATAAGTTCGTCGTCTGGAATTGGGACTTCAAGCGCTCTGAGTTCGAGAAGCTGTCTATAATAGGCTTCTCTTTGTGTCTGTGTGAGGATTTCTTGTTTGACAGTTACGCGATAGCGGCTTGTATTGAGATCAAAAAAGTCAGGTGATGGCTCTTGTCCAATAAGACGCTGAACCTTTCCCGGCGTATATTGTCGTTGAATTGTCTCAAGAAACAGCTCGCCGTATTGTTTTTTTGTTCTGTCTAGGTTGTCGAATAGAGACCTGTTACCCTTTAGTCCATTGGCAGCTCTCTGCTGAGATAGCGTACCAGACACTTGGGAATCGCCGACACGAGATATGCCCAGAATTTCATCATTACCTCCAGGAATTTCTAAGATATTTTGATCCATGATATCCTGATACTGAAGATAGCCGGAAGGTATTTGTGGAGGATTTATTTCGCGGAGTTGATCTAATGTGGCATCTTCGTTCAGAACAATATTTCTACCGGCTCCAGCTTGAAGTAGCATTTTTGGGTCAAGAACTGCGCCATTTATATGAATCCACCCAGTATTAACAATGGATTCCATGATATCTATAATTTGTGAGTGCCGGCGGTTGTACTGGCGTTGTGCGTCTCGAATTGACCTCACCACACCTTGGATTTTTAGTTCCATCGAGTCAATGAGAGGTTCGAAGTACCCAAGCATTAACACAAATGGGAACGTGTCTAATCCTGTTGGGTCTGGACCTTGATACAGAAGCTGTCCACCAACAATGATGTTAAGCTCTATGGATCGTTTTGTTGTTTCTATTACCTCAAGATTTGGCGAGTTTTTCACCATTTCTTTAAGGGATTTTTTCTCGTCAGATGTTCCTGAAAATTCTTCACTTTCACCGCTGTCCAAATCAACAATGTAAGTAACAGGAACATTAACACGCCTCCAATATTGGTCATATGTAAGTAAATTTTTTGCTATATAGGTTGAGTTGTACTGTGTATAGATACCCAAATACTGGAACTTGTTGTCTCTTAAGCCTGTAGGCAGTCCGTCTATAATTGATGGGTCTATGAAGGGCAAAAGTGCTTTCACTTCTTCTCTAGAAAACAAGTCTCTAGTTGCAGCTCTGGCACAATCGCTGAGGTCTCTTTTACTAAAATAGGGGTCGAGTATGACTGAGTTCCAAGGCTTCCAATAGCTTTTTACGTCTCCATTCACTTTGTCATATGAATAGTCCATATAGATGCCTAAAACAGACATCCCGGTCTTTAACATGTGCTCGAAAGCTTCAGAGATTATGTAGTTGGTATCGGCTTTGTCGTAGCACTGTAGGAGAACGTTGCTTTGCTGATCTGCTGTAAGTTCATCCCCGTCTTCAATAGACTGAACAACTGTAGAGAGTCTATTTTCTCTTTCGTACCCGGAATATAGGTTGACAACGCGGCGGATCTTGTTAAGTTCAAGAACCATCCGTTTTTGTTGAATGAGCTTGCTTCTTTCAGCGTTTGACCAGTTGTCTCCGGCGTAGGCTCTCAAATCCCGATATGCTTCCGCGCTATAGGGACCCATGACACGCCATGCGTCATAGTAGAATTGATTAAACTCGGCTGCTACACCTGTGGGATCTTGAGTATATGCCATACTTTGTCAAGTAAAATATTTACTTACATAGTACGGCATAAACCTATTTTTTTAAACAAATTTATTTATGTTTGTGATTCTATTTCTTTTTTCCGCAAACAGCACAGTATCTGATGCCCTCGTAGTTTTCGTAACCACATTGAGAGCATTTCCATTTGTTTGGATAGTGTTGTATTGGATGTGAGGCGTATGTTAATGATGTAAAGCACAAAAAAAGCAGTATCAGGAAAAGTGCTGAATTTGTGTTGTACGTTGTTTTTTTATCTAACTTCTTTTCAAAATAAATTCTTTGTTGTTCTTGATTAATCATTGTAGTCTCCCTGTTTTTCTCTATTATACAAGAAAACTATTTTAAATAACTTCGTTCCTGATTTGTCTCCACTCGTCAGCCGTAAGTCCTTGAGACCCAGTTGTCCTTTGGATTCCTTGGCAGCCGTACATGAAAGCTTTGGAGGAGTGAGACGCCCAGTCATGGAGAGACCTTTCGCGGTAGCAACCCAGCTTTTCGTTCCATTCTTTCCGGAAGTTCTCGATGGCTTTTAGTCCTTTAGTGCAATTGGTTTTATCAAAGAACATGCGGTTGAACATACCCCTTGCAAGCTCAATATCGACAAGTTCATTTGCTGTTCTCGGGATGATGCTGACTTTAAGTCCCATTTTGCGTGCATAGTCGGCGTATCCCTTTCCAGTAGCGGCGGATTTGGATTCTGCGTCAAAGGGCATGAAGTGTTTTTCTATGACGTACGGTTTACTTCTCAGCCAGTTTACGTAGTGTGTGATAGCTTCACCGTTGTTTTCGTAGTGGTCGATCCAGTGTATTTCTTTACCTACAAGCTGAAACACCCATATAGCTGTTTCGTCATTGTAGCCAATGTCCCAGCATGTAAATGTCTTAGCGTATTCGTCGTATGGTAGGTGGCAGATACGTTTTTCATGTCTGGCCTGGACAACATATTTACCGAAATAAAGCCCTTCGTTTATTGCTTCATGGGCTTCATCTGCTGTAGATGGGTATTCGCGTTTCATATATTCCTGTTGTGTGTTGTATTTCTTGACGTACCACCACTTTTGTTGATCTGTGAGTTCAATACCTAGATTGTGAAGTCCTTGGAAATATTCATCCATCTCCTTTGATATGGGTGCAGGATTGTCAATAGTGTACAATTTTTCAAGATGCCATGGAAAAAACCAAAACTTATAGTCTAGTGGACCAAGCTCAACACCTTCGATTGCTTGTCGTTCAGCCTCTTTGCATATGTCGTAAAAATAGCCATCTCTTCCTCTTGCTGTGGACTCAATGCAGATAAACTGCCCGGCTTGCACAGTGTTCAAAGCTCCTGTCATAACTTCAGAGGCTTTATAGGGGTTTTCTTGGCATATTTTAGCAAACTCGGTTATGTGCAGGAATTGTACAGTTCCCCCTCTCAGCGAGGTACTTACACGGAATACAGATCCGTTGGCAAATCGCATCTCGTTCATGTTGTCGCGAAATGCCGGGGTCATATTTTTTACGAAGTCTGGCAGGTTGTCATAGGCGAATTTAACTTTATCTTGGAAGATGTCGCGTGCTACTGTTTTGGAGTCTGCAATGAAGGCGGCGTGTGTGTTTTCGTTCCATAGGCAATAATCAAGGAACAGCATTGCATGCCAGGTGGTAATGCCGAGCTGTCGAGCTTTCAGTATGACATTCAGGT